ACTACGGTATTACCTTCGGGACTTGGTTCTTCGGTTTCGTCCGTATCAGCTGAACCTGAGATGGCTAAGTTCGGGTATCAACCCGGCAAGCCCTTGCCTGAGCAAATACCATCTGTACAACCTGACGAAAAGCAAGTAGAACTAGAAACAAATCCAATTATAAGTTTTGGTAAAAAGTTTTGGGAAACTTTATCAAAACAGATTCCTTCTGCGATGGAGGCCAAAGGAGCCCAAGCACAAAGTCAATTTGTAGAATCTGACATGAGGAGATTGAAATCAATATCCGATGTTTCAGATGATGATATAATTGAAATGCCAAGTTTAACTGACCCTAGAGGTGGTAACTTGACAAAATATAAAGCAGGAGAATACAAGAAACAACTAGCTCAAAAAATAGCAAGAGGCAACAAAGCAACTCAAGCATCAATAGAGTTAGCATTAAAACTCAATAAAGATTTAAGCAACAGCGATGTAATATCCTCATTGACTCAGGTGAATGATGGGTATGACTTGCTTAACTTTATAAGTTCATCTATTGGACAAACAGCAGCACAAGTACCATTAGCTCTTGCTTCAGGGGGTGGTATGAGTTATGCGATGGAATCAGGTAACATATATCTTGAAACGGTAAAAGAGATAGCCGAGAAAGAAGGTATAACCCCTGTACAAGTTATTCAACAAGGAAAAGACCAAGCAGCGTTAGCGGAAATAGGCGGGGCTATATCGGGGGCACTAGATTTGTTCGGTGCCAAAAAGGTTTTAGACGCGTTTGGATTAGATAATATTAAAAAAGATTTAAGAAGAAGAGCTTTAACAATACTAGTAAATAGTCAGGTTGAAGGAGCTACTGAAGTTGGACAAGAGTTTGTATCTAGCGCAGCTAAAGGAGCTGCTGTTGAAGGTGAGTTGAGGACTCCAACTTTAACTCAAGCATTAGACTCATACGCTGCAGGTATGTTTGGGTCTGCAGGTATTCAGGCTCCTAGTTTATTGATTAAGTCTAAAAAAGATGTAGCTGAGGAAATAGTTCAGCCTGTTATTCTTGATTACGGAGACTCTAAGTTTGGATTTATTAGAGACGAGAATGGCAGAATGGAGATGACTAAAGAATTAGACAATGAAGAGCAGGCCATATCTATGTCTAATATGCTTTCAAAAGCATACAAAGGACTTCAATTTACAATAGAAGAAATTCAGTCTCCCGACCCATATAAGCCAACCAAGTACAGGATAGTAGCAAATGAAATAGAAACTAAACCAACAGAACAAGATGCCATTCAAGAGCAAGCAGCAGGTCAAGTACCTGTTCAGCCAACAACCACAGTTGGCCAAGAAGTGGAGGGAGGAGAACCCCAAGCAGAACCTCAAGTCGTTACCAAAGAAAATATCAAAGAAAAAATAACTGAGGTAAATAATAAGTCAGCAGAACTTCAAAGAAGACAACAGTTAGAGCTAGAGGAATTAAACAAAAAAGAGAACAAAAACTATAGAGATGCTTTTGACATATTAAATGTTAATGAATATTCTGAAGACCAAGCCCCAAGAAGTCAAGAGGCTATTGATTTAGCGAATAGACATACTCAAGAGTTTAATGAATCTTTACAGGAAAAAAGAAACATAGAGTCTGAAGCTGAGAAATTAAATTTTAGTGATTATAATCTTACTGATAACAATAAGTTAGAGGCACTAAGAGGGGCAATCAATTCTGTTTTTGAGACTAATAAAGCTGCATTAGATGAGGGATTTGAAGCATCTGTAACTGCTTTAGATGAGGCTAATTCAGTAGGTGCGAATGAGTATGTTGCTCATGGTATGGGTAAAACAAATCTTGCAAACGCATATAATGATTTAATAAACTTATTTAAAAAAGGTATTAATCCTATTAGAGGAAGAGGCTCGTTGGATGTTGCTCCATTATCAGGAGGGGTATCAACAGGAACAACTGCTAGTGGAAACGCTTACATGGATGGGCCATTTACTTTGGTGGCAAATAGAAATCATTCAGGTCCAATAACAAACATAAATCAGGTTGGTGGTATAATAGTAAATGAAGGATTGGCTACTCCTGAAGTTTTGACTTCACTTAGAGATTTATTTCCTAACCTAGCCATAGAGTCAACTTCCAATACTAAAAGTTTAATTGAACAATTAAATGCAAAACCTCAAGAAGTAGTATCTCCAACTGTATCTCCTGCTCCTGCTAAAAAGGGAAAAGCAAAGCCTGCCCCTGTAGTAGAGGTTGCAGCACCTGCTCCTGTGGTAGAAACTGTATCTCCAACTGTATCTCCTGCTCCTACACCATCAGCACAGCCGATAGTTATAACCGATATTCTAAACGACATCAAGGTTAGCTTTGCTCCTGAGAATGCGATTGAAGTACAGAAGGGAACTAGAGAAGATACTCGTGGAAAAAAGTTTACTTATGATGCAGCAGTAACCTCACAAGTTACTGACAGAAATGGCACTCCTATTGGTACCATGACTAAGCGGTCTGATGGTGAAGGCAAGCTTTCATTTACAATAAAAGATTCACAAGGCCGAAACATTAATAAAGGAAAAGCATACACTACTGAAGGAGCAGCTAGAACTGCTCTTGCTGAGCAGGTAAATAGAGTAAGAGCTAAGGTTGCGCCTGCACCTGCACCTAAAGCCCCTGTAGTTGAAGTTGCTGCTCCTAAAGTTAAACTTGCTGAGGAGAGAAAGGCTGCGAAGCAGGCTGCTAAAACAAAAACTCCTGAGGTAGATGCAGTAATTGAAGAAGATGCTGCCGCTGAAGGTGTGCTAGAGAGAAGCATAGACTTTCTAGAGAACTTAAGCAAAGGCCTAGATAAAGACCTTAAAACAAATGCTAACGATGTACTTCGGGCTATACCTTTATCTACATTGAAGCTAGCCGTAGATGCGGCTAAGGTTCTAGTTAGAGCAGGGATGGCTCTTCGTGATGCTATAGCAAAGGTTGCTAAAGATTATAACTTGGCAGTAAAAGATGTAGAAGAAGCATTAAAAATTATAGCTGAACGAGAAGACAAAGAAACTGCAGCAGCAATGCCAATGTCAGCAGACAATGTCCTATACTCAAATAGCGATGTTCTGCCAAAACCTGAAACAAAGATTAGTAACTCTACAGTAGCAAAATTACTTCAGGAAGTTGCTGCTAATTTTTGGGGTGGCTCAATAGTAACAAGTGAAACAATAACTCCTGAGCAAGAGAGATTAATAACGAATAACGGTACGGAGGAAACCATTAGAGCATTTGAGTCAAGCGGAAAGAATGCTGCCGATTGGTATTCAAAGGCTATTGAGACCGCAATTGCCGTTGCAGGTGTAATACATCCTGAGCTAGCATCTGCTGAATCCGCTTCTAAAATTGAAGCATTTGCAAAAGAAAAGGACCCTGTTAAAGCTGCACAGATGGCTTTGAGAATGGCATTAGCTATTACATCTCAGAACCTAAACGTGGATGCAAATACTACCTATGCAGAAGAGCAGTATGACTACTATAAAAAGAATGGAAAGTTTGACCCTTCAAGAGAGTATGGTGCTAAAGCTCCTGCTATTAGTTCAAACCTAAAGCTAGCTAATCTATTGATAGATAAGTTAGGTCTTAATGCCGCTGAGGAATTTATATCAAAAGACTTTACAGTAAACCAACTTGAAGAAGCATTTCAAGTAGCTACAGGTAAAAAAGTTAAGATATCAGGACTTAGAAATGACGATGTAAATGGGGCCGCTATCTTTGGTCCAAAGATTGGACAAGGATTCCTTCAGAACCTGATGGGTAAATTTGACCCTGTTACCATTGACCTTTGGATGAGAAGAACTTGGGGCAGATGGACAGGTGATGTGGTTGGTACCGGGGTTACAGACGAAAGAATGGCCACGCTTATACTAGCTGTTAATGAAGCTGTAAAAAACAAAGAAATACCAAAGTCATTAATACCTAAAGAGTTCTTTCAGTACAAACCTGTTCAGGAGAAAAAGAAAAAAGGAAGTTTATTTTGGACAATGAACGAAGCGTTCAATGAACGAATAGCAAACGACCTTGAATTTGTTGATGTTTTAAATAAATTCACAAAGGAATTAACTCTAAAGGCTAACAATCTTTATAAAGCTGTTCACGATATTCCAATGACCAAAGAACTTTATGATAAGTTTTTGTCGGGAGAGCTATCTTATTTCCAAACTGCTAATAAGTTACTAGCAATACGAGAAGCTATGGGTAATAAATACACCCAATATGCAGCTAATGAAAGAGCAAATAAAAGAAAGTTTTTGAATAAGGCTGAGTGGATTGCTTCTCAGGATGAAAAAGCCAAGCGAACTTTCAGCCCAACAAATCAAGAGCTTAGTGAAAGAAAGCCACAGTGGGGTAATGCCGCAAAAAATATTGTTAGTGACCTTAACCCTATAGACATCCCTTCAAATTTAGATAGAAGGGTAATCACAAGGGTTGTAAATAACATTAGAAAAAATGTAAATGCTCGTGGCTACAATGTGACTAACGCTGACGTTCAGGCATTGCTTTGGTATCCTGAAAAGGATATATGGGCAAAGCTTCGTGGAGAAAATGAATCAATACTTAAACTATCATACGATGACCAATTCATTAAAATCGCAAAAGAAAGAGGACTTGGAAAGCAAGCCGAAGCAGTCGCAGAAGACATTAGAGGTAGAAGAACCGAGTCTGATGTCAGAAAAGATGAACGAAGAACAGATGGAGAAGTTCCTTCTAGAGTTGATGAAATTGTAGACATAGATGTTAAGACCCCTAGCAATG